TAAGAGGGTCCACAGGGAGTGTGCCTCCCAGGGTCAGCTTCCCTACCTTCAGTTTGCTTTCTACAATGGCCATGAGCCTGCTCCTATAAAGCTTCAGTGAGTGTCAGCAGATACGCTGGATAGCTAGTCCCATTCAGGACATATGAGATGAGGGTTCCATCTGTCAGGTCCAGGACTCCAGCCACTGCTGCCACCAGTTCATCCAGTGTCTGCCAGCTGGTCCTGTCTGCTGTGAGGGCAGCAGGAGCCAGGGCCACCAGCTGCCAGCGGGCTGTGTAGCCACAGGCCACATCCCAGGCCAGGTTAGGTGGAGAGAAGAGGACCCCAGGAGGGCTCAGGACAGCTGGGTCAGTGGAGGCTCTGATGCCCTGAGCCTCTAGCTTCTGCACCAGTTCCTGAGCCCTCTGGAGAGGAGTCATGACAGCACTGGCTCCAGCCAGGGAGACAGCAGTCTGTACACATCACCATCAGCCTTAGCAATGGTGGCCACTCCCAGGTCAGCTACACCCACAATCCCATCAGGACTGTTGCGTCTAGACAGGAGCCTGTTAGTCCAGAGGAGAGTGGCATACAGGACATCTGTGGGACAGGCTGCTGTGGCCAGGGTAGGAGCCCTGGACACAATGGCTTCCATCACTGCCGACAGGGCCTGGTCAATAGCCACATCATCAGAGGTGTCTCTAATCCTGGCCCAGTCTTTGTACTCATCCACTGTGGGCCAGTTCAGCCCTGTCGGCAGTGGCATTACTGGTTCCCAGCCTTCTTAGTAGTAGAGGCAGCAGCGGTACCTGTGTAGGTCCCACCATTCTCCTGAGTAGTCCCACCATTGCCATTGCCAGTAGCCAGAGGCAGGGTAGGCACACCTGTAATCTTCACAAAGGCAGCAGGCTCCAGGACCAGCCAGGCAATGTAGCCATAGAAGGCCATCTGGGTACCCAGCACACTGGGTTCAATCACAGAGACCTGGCCACCAATAGTCTCATAGGTCTCCACATAAGTGGAGTCTCCCAGAATGGCAGTGCCAGCAGGCAGGTGTTTGTCAACTACCAGCCTCATGCCAGCCACTGAGCCAGACATACTGGTGGGAGAGATGGTGCCCAGTGCATTACTGGGGTTCACAGTGGGGAACAGTTGCCTGCCACTGGAATCATGGAGACTGCCGATAGAGCCCCAGACATCAGGAGCCACCCAGAGGGTATCTGGCATCCCATTAGTGGCTCCAAAGATAGTGGCAGTGGCAGCATAGATAGCTCCCACCAGGCCCTCACCATCTGCACTGGCCAGAGCCTGGGTAGCTGTGATGGCTCCAGCAAAGTAGACACAGAAGGCCTTATCAGTCTCCTGGAAGTAGGAGGCAGCCATGTCACTGACCAGCAGGTCCATAATCGCTGGGTCAGTCCAGTCCCTGTCCTGCCAGCTGAGGTTAATCGTCCCACCATAAGTGGACTTAGTAACTGTGATGGGGTCCACAGTCATATTCCTGCTGGGCAGTTCTGCCTTCTCAGCAGACTGGGGTCCAGCAATGGTGCTCTGAGTAATCCTGGGTCGCTGGAAAGTCTTACCAGGGCCAGGGAGTGGACGGCGGGTAGTGGCTTCAATGGCAGGCCTACGCTGGGACTGCTGGGTAAACACAGGTCCCAGGATGGGCACTGGAAGCAGGCCAGGGTTCTGTGCAGTGGTCTGGTGAGCCACAGCCCTCTGGAGGTACTTATCAAACCGCTGCTTAGCCTGTGGGTCCTCACTCCTAGTCAGGTAATCCACCAGGTACTGGCCAGGAGACTGGTACACAGTCTCAGGCTGAGAGGTACGCTCCACAGTCTGGGTACGCTTCTCACCAGCTGGGGCAGTGCCGATGTTGGACACCATGTCCTGGAAGGTGGCACTCCGCTGGGCCAGGTCAGCCTCCACCTTAATGGAGGGCTCCAGTTCAGCGATACGTGAGCGACGTGCCTCACAGGTCTGGACTTCTGAGTCAGACAGTTCTCTGTCCTCATCAGCAGCCCTGGAGGTGATGGTGTCAACATCATCCAGGGCCTGCTCCATTTGGCGCTTAAGCCAGTCCAAACGTTTGGAGCCAGAAAGAGTTTCAGACATGACTACTCCAGTCAGAACAATTGAATAGGTTCTGACATGGGTGAGGCAGGTGTAGCTGCCTGGGTCATGTCTAAATGCTGGGGGCCTGCACCAGGGCCAGAGAGTGTTCCGTGACACCTGCTCATTAGTGCCCTAGTGCAGGCATGGAAGCAGATGGTGAGTGCTCCCCAGCGATAGCCCTTCTATCACCTCAGCCTGAGGCTGTCTAGAGCCTTCTCCAGTTGCCTCTGGATGAGGGCTGGGTCAGTGGAGAGTGGCCAGGCAGTCCTCTCCCACAGAGCTATCTCTAGTTCAAAGTCAGTCACCTCATACTGAGGTACCAGGCTCCTGGCCCACTCCAGTGGTGTCATGTCCTACGCATTCTCACTGTCCAGTCCTGCCAGTAAGCCAGCCTGTCTGGAGGGCCTTCTGGTGGAGCAGACCTGACAGCCTCCACCTGGGCACTGGCATAGGCAGGGAACTGGCACAGGGCTACATGGTGCAGGGCCTTAATCTTCTTACGTACAGTGACCCTCTTCCCTTCCACTGTCCTGGTGATGTTGCCCTGAGGGTCCTCACTGAGCCTGTAAGCAACAGACAGGCCTGGGGTCTGGCCATCCCTAATCTTAAATGCTGCTTCCCTGCCAGCCTCTGTGTCATCCAGTCTCATATCAGCAGCCAGGCCCTGGGGGCTGTCTCTCCAGACAGAGCCTCTACCTACCCAGTGGCCATTGTGCTCCAGCTGGAGCCTGAGGTAGCTGGCATTCCCTCTGAGGGCTCTAGAGAAGCAGCCTCTTTCAAACATCTCCCAGTAAGGTCCAAATCCATCATCCACCTTTGCAGGTGTGTCATAGGGAGCCAGGAGCCCAGTGACAGTTCTGCCATCACCTGTCACCTCCAGGTCAGAGGCTACTGCTCTGATATACAGGCCATCCATCACAGGACATCTACCTCCTCCTGCACATTCTCTATGAATTCCACAGCACCCAAATTGAAGAATGCCCTGGCTTCCTGCTGGGTGAAGAGTCCTCCCTGGAGACTCTTAATGGCCAGGTCCACTCTCTGGGGAAGGTCTGGCCTGAGCACAGCACCCAGGAAGAATCTGGCCTGGGTCCCTCTAGGCAGACACTGGAGAGTCATCTGCTGCTCCAGTGGTACTAAGTAATGCATCACAGTTGTAGTAATGAACTGCTGGAAGACATCTGTAATATTGCGATAGGTGAGGCTGGGAGAGTCCAGACCTAGCAGGGCTCCTGGGATACCGATAGCCATAGCCAGCTGCTGGGCATTCAGCTTCCTAGTCTCATTCAGCTGGGCCTTCTCAGCATCACTGCTGAGCACTTCCAGTTCAGTCCCACCAGGAAGGATGGCCCACTCCCTAGCCATGGCCACTGCCCTCATCTTTGCCTTCAGAGCATTAGCCTGCTCCTGGGTTAGCTCAGGGTTAGGGTGCTTCACTGCACCAGGTGGCACTGCTCCACCTTCAAAGTAGGCAGCAGCCCAGCGTTCAGCAGCCACATTGCTAGCCACTAGACCTGGGTAGAGAGTCATGATGCCTCTCCCCACTAGCTCCCCATTAAGGGCATTCATACTGACATGGAACACCTGGTCTGGTGAGTAGCTGATGCCATTAACCAGGTACCTGTACTCCATGCCATCAGACTGGATTTGCCACTGGCCAGCAGGCACTGGGACAAACAGGTCAGGCCACCCAGCAGCATTCTTAGGTCCCAGCACTGCCACATAATTCCCAAACAGGAGCATGTCCCTGAGGTATTCGCTAATGAAGTCAGCAAAGGTTCTGGCTGGTCCTGGTGTGGGATTCTGGATGATGGCTGGCTCTGTGGTCAGAGGTACCGCTGCTCTGTAACTGTGCAGTGGCATTTGGAGCAGGAGGCTAGTGGTGATGTTTAGGAACCCTCCCACTACAGGGAGCCCTAGTACCTGGTCCTCTGTGACAAAGGGCAGCAGGCCTGCTGTGGTCTCATAGCCAGGCCACTGCTGCCAGACAGCCAGGCTCTGGAGGTTTGTGTGTGGAGTGGCACTCTTCCTGACAGGAGGAGTCCTGGCCCTCTGTAGTAGCTCCAGAAGGGCCATCAGTCAGTGGCTCCTGTGCTGGTGTGCTCTACATACAGACACAGCAGGAGGACCACACAGGCACAGATGAGGGCAAACACTGGCCTGTCCACCAGCAGCCATGAGGTGTAGAGGATGGTGATAAGGCTCAGTAGCTCCAGAGCCCAGAGGACATACTGTGGAACCATATTCTTCATTAGTAGATTGTCCAGTTCAGTGGCTGGTCTGCCTTCAACTGTGTAGGAGCCCAGAGGGCTAGGACAGCAGCCAGGGCAGCATCATTGTCTGCACTGTCATTGATTCTGTGTACCTGGGACACCAGCCCATCAGGCCCTCTCTGTGTCAGAGCCAGGGCTGCTGAGATACCAGTGCCTCCTGGGTGAGAGACCTGCCTGGCCCTCACAGCAGCGTAGAAGGCCCTACAGGCTCTGGCCCACTCAGCAGGCCTGACAGCACTGTGAGTGATGTTTGCAGTGGCAGCCAATTTGGCCACTGTGGGCTCACAGGGACTCTTCTGTGTGGTGACCAGCTGGGCTGGCTTCCATCGGCTTAGAAGGCCATCTAGGCGCTGCTCAGCATAAGTCAGGGCAGAGGGTCCTGTGAAGGTCTCCACCAGTTCTATGTGGTGAGTCTTCCCCACTAGAGCACCAGCCACGATGGATACATGCCTCAGTTCAGGCACAGCATCCACTGCCAGCACAAAGGGCTGGTCTATGGGGAACTGGTCTCTAGTGGTACAGGCATCCCATTCTGAGGGCTCCACCCAGCCAGCTATCTGTGCCACCTTCCTGCACAGCACTTCCACTTCAAACACCCTGGGAGGGTCTGTCTGGAATTCTGCTCTGACCACATCCTCATCCAGGATGTAGCCCAGGGCAGGGTTAGCATGAGCCCAGGCAGTGACATCTCCAGCCTTCAAACCTGGTGGAGCAGACCATTCAAAGTAGCCCACAGGGCTGGACTCTCCAGCCTCTATGGCATCTCTACCTATGGCCTGAATCTTATTCATCACTACTGAATGGATGTCTCCCTCTGTAGTGATGGCCCAGACCTGGGCATCTCTCCTGACCCTTCTAATCTTATCTAGAGCAGCGTAGGACTCCCAGTGCCTCATCTGCCTCAGTTCATCCAGCACTACCAGGTCCACACCACTGAGCCCTCTAGCTCCACCTGTAGTGGCAGAGACCAGTTTGTACCTGCCACCTTCCACCCAGAATTCTTCCTGGCCAGCAGCCCTTCTCATCTTTGTCAGCTTCAGGCCTGCCTGGTCAGCTAAGTCATAGGCATATGTCATTGCCTCCAGGGCAGTGCCACGATTATTGGCACTCCCTACCACAAACCTCTCACCAAACAGGCACAGGCCACCCAGGATTCTGATAGCAGTAACCAGAGTCTTCCCATTCTGCCTAGCCACAATGGCCAGGAGGGTCCTGTACCTGAACCTGTCATCCATTCTGACCAGACCCTCCCTGAGCAGGAATTCCTGCCAGGGCAGAAGGTCTACCTGAAGTATCTCTCTAGCCCAATTGATTAGAGCATTACCATAGCGATAATCCAGGGATTTAACGCTAACTGGACTAATTCTAGGGAAAGTTCTGCCTAA